ATGATGATGACCTTCATGCGGATCGCTCATAGTAATTCCTTTCAGTCAGGTTTCTCGCCTCGTATAATACGAATAGCTTCGGGCACTGTGAAGACACCCATCAGTAATAAGCCAACTACAATAGACCCAAGTCTAGGGCATTTGGATAGAATACCGAACACAACTAGGAATAAACCGACCAGGAAGGCAAGTGTTTTTCGGAAAGCCTCCACACTTTTCCTCCAGGTTCAAAAACATCCTTCCAATCGATCCCCCGGGGCATTTTTTGGGAGCCGGGCGATGCATAGGGGGGGTATCTCTTGCGATGACCCCCCCTCCTCTGTCTTTATCTCTCCAACTTCTTCAACTTTCTTTTCAATCATCAACTTCTTTAGTAATTTTTTTGAAAACTCCGTTAACATTTTCTTTTATGATCTCGTCGATAGCTAATTCCATTGCTCTATCCTGGTCAGGCTCAGACAATTGATCAGAATCCACCAAGATACGAGCCAAGAAAGAAGAAGTGTGGTATCCTGAAGAAACATCATAGGTGTACCAAGCACCAAATTCATCAAAAGGAGAGAAAGGATTGTCAACAGTAGTTAACATAGTCTTCTTAGTCATTAGTCTCCTTTCATTCCTTCACTCCTAGATCCAATGTACTCTTTGACACACCAAGAGCTTGAGCAACTTCATCTCTACTGAAGCCACTAGCCAACATAGCCTTAGCTCTATTGGTTACAGAAGGAGTCATCAACAACTCATCCTTAGGTGTTGCCAACTTACGAACCACATCAGTCTTTGCATGAGTAAGTATCTCGGTTAGTTTTGAATCACTGATAGCCCCTGCTTGAATGGCATCCCATTCTTTTTGTGTTATCTCTATGTCCTTCTTATCAGCGCCTGTTCTATTACGGGCATCATTAAGAGCCTGCGTTTTAATCTTCTTTAAGGTCTCAGTATCCATCTTTGGATTGTCATTTCGCTTAGTCCTAATGGTACTGTTGGCCAATAGGTTGGCTTGTCTTTCTAGGGGGGCATTACTTTGAGCTATGGCCAACTTAGAATGAAGGGAGGCCACCTCATCTTTGTATGTATCCCTAGCAGAGGGCGATCTTTTAGAGGTGGGGGTTTTAATAGCCTCAAGACGGGCCTGGTTAGCTAGAGCCTTAAGCTTATTGGAATGGTTAGCATAGTACCTTTCCATAGGGGTACCAGATGAAAGGGTATGTGCATCCTTAGCTTCAGTTAGCTTGGTGGTTCTAGTGGTGATTGGCTCGCCAGTCTTCCTATTAACTCTATTAGTGAGGACGAATTCCAATTCACCTGTTTGTTTATTAATGGGTCCACCCAAACTATGGGGTCTTTCTTTTCTTTCTGGTACCCTATGCTCTGATTTACGCCTCGAGATAAGAGTTGATGCACCACCAGTACCACTTACTTGTCTTTGATACTTATCTTTTAGCTGCTTAATGTTGTTATCGTTATACGACTGTTCAAAATTAAGCTCGTGTTTCGCAGCATCAATGACAACCATTGAATGTTTTACTGCCCTTGCAATCTCATCATGAGACGCATTGGCAATAGACATGTCTGTTATAAGATTAGAAATCTTACCCATCTCTGATTGAGTTCGATTTTTCCCCATTACCTGCATACCATCATACTTTGGGTACGATGATCGAGGGTCAAAATCTTTGAGAGACTCCAACATAGAAGTAGATTTAATTCTTCCATGATAATTTGGAATCACAAGAACAGTATCGCCATCAAAGTCTGCACCAGAAAGTTGTTTTGCTACATCATGGTTAATACCAATAGCATCTCGAGCTTTTCCAAGAAGACGCTTAGATTCAGCATGGTTATTATTAACTGTCAATACTGGAATTTCAAAAGGACCAGAATGTGGGAAACGAATTAAAGCAACATCTTCCCCATGCTTAAATGTTGGTGCATATACTTCCGTCTTCTTCAAAGAAGCTACTGGAAGAATGACTCGAACCTGTTGCCCTGGCATAGCAGCAGCTTTAAGATGAACTGCTGCAGAATCAGTATTGCCTGCAAAATCCATAAGCATTCTCTTACGAACCGTCGGATTCGTAAGTGCTTTGATTTGCTCGAAATCATTCAGTCGATGCTCATAAGTCATATCCAATTGTGACTTAGCCAAGATTGGACTCTGCTTTGAAAGCATCTGAGAGGAAAGTGTCTTAGACCATTCGTCCCATTTGCCTTCTTCATTAACAATATTCATAACAGAAGTAACTTTACCGTGAGATGTATCCAAATTATCACCAATTTGACGACTAATCAAAGATCCAAATGGAAGATCGATGTCTTCTTCTCGAGGTTTTAGAGCATCTAACTTAGATCCAGTTCTTTCTTTTGATGTATT